TTCGTGGTCTAGAAGAACTCATCGACTATCAGGAGTACCCCGTAAAGGCGGCGAGAGAGTCCACAATTAATCGTAGGTCACTTGGTGTCGGATACATCGGTCTAGCACATTTCCTGGCGAAGCAGGGTGAGCACTATGGTGATAGTGGTGCGTTGAAGCTGGTTCATGAGTTGACTGAAGCATTTCAATACTACTTGCTTAAGTCATCCAATCAGATTGCTAAAGAGAAAGGTGCTTGTGGATACTTTAATCGCACAAAATATTCACAGGGTATTCTTCCGATTGATACATATAAAAAGGACGTTGACGAACTAGTACCAAATGACCTATCGCTTGATTGGGGAACTCTACGGCAGGCAATCCAGGAATTCGGACTACGACATAGCACGTTGTCCGCTCAAATGCCAAGCGAGAGTAGTTCCGTTGTGTCAAACGCAACAAATGGAATCGAACCACCTAGAGGGTATTTGTCCGTTAAGAAGAGCAAGAAGGGACCACTTAAACAGATTGTCCCGCAATACCAGACTCTTAAAAACAATTATACCCTTCTGTGGGATATGCCTAGCAACGCTGGCTATATTAATATTGTTGCTGTGATGCAGAAGTTCTTCGACCAGGCAATCTCTGGTAACTGGAGTTACAATCCACTGAACTATCCTGATAATGAGATCCCTGTGTCTGTTATGGCACAAGATTTCTTAACTACATACAAGTACGGTTGGAAGACTTCTTATTATCAAAACACTTATGATGCAAAAGAAGATCCAGAAGAAGACGACAAAAAGCAAAGCATCGAAGACCTATTAACTCAAATTCTAGAAACCCAAACCGAGGAAGAAGACTGTGACAGTTGCAAAATTTAGAGTAAGCGATGAAACACCAAAGAAATCTGTTGAAGGCATGACTGTCTTTAATACTAATAAAGTGAATGCTATGAAACAACCTATGTTCTTTGGTGCTCCTTTGGGAGTGCAACGTTATGATCAATACAAGTATCCTGTCTTTGAGAAACTTACACAGCAACAACTGGGTTATTTCTGGAGACCAGAAGAGATCTCACTACAGAAAGATCGTGCCGACTATCAGACACTTCGTCCAGAACAGAAACACATCTTCACTAGTAACCTTAAGTACCAAATCCTCCTGGATTCTGTACAAGGCAGGGGTCCTGGGATGGCTTTTAGTCCTTACTGCTCACTACCCGAGCTTGAGGCTGCAATGAATATCTGGCAGACTATGGAGATGATCCACAGTCGGTCCTACACATACATCATTAAGAATGTATACCCAGATCCTACAGAAGTTCTTGATACTATCATCGATGATGAGAAGATTATTGAACGTGCTCAAAGTGTAACCAGGGCATATGATGCATTCATTAATGCAGCACAGGAGTATGGTCAAGGTAACCTGTGGAAAGAAGACTTCAAAGATTCTCCTACCTCACAGTGGACGCTACATGATCTGAAACGTCAACTGTATCGTGCAGTCATGAACGTTTATATCCTAGAAGGTATTCGTTTCTATGTTTCTTTCGCTTGTTCGTTTGCTTTTGGTGAACTCAAGATGATGGAAGGCAATGCAAAGATCATTGGTTTGATTGCTCGTGATGAGTCACAACATATGACTATCACTATGAACATGATTAAGAACTGGCAGAAGGGTGATGACCCTGAAATGATGAGTATCATGGAGGAAGAAGAACAAAATGTTATTCAGATGTTCCGTGACTGTGTAGAGGAAGAGAAGAACTGGGCAGAGTATCTGTTTAAAGATGGCAGCATGATCGGTTTGAATGACAAACTACTCAAGAACTATGTTGAGTGGGTTGCTAACCGTCGCATGAAATCTATTAACATGAAGCCTGTATTTGATCAACCTATCTCTAACAATCCACTACCATGGACAGAGCATTGGTTGAACTCCAAGTCCATGCAGGTGGCACCACAAGAGACAGAGGTTGAGTCCTATGTCATTGGTGGTATCAAACAAGACGTTGGTGAAAAAACATTCTCTGGATTTAAACTATGACAAATGAGTGGTGTGCGGTTCACCATAAGAGTGATCCGCCCCAGTCTCCTTTTGCTCCCACTTGGGACTATACTATTGGTGAAAAGCAAATTGATATTGACTGCGGTGAACTAACTAAAATTATTCTACAGAAAGAACAAGAGATCAAAGACCAATTCCCTGCTAGTAGTGATGGGAACACTGGTCTAGGTCCCAATAGTCTTACCTCTAGGTTCAGGCATTTTAATGTCTTGACCTGGGGGTTTCCTGCTACCGATCAGTTGCATAAAGAGATTAAAAAATTTCATGGGCAATACTATCAGAGTATTTTTGGCATACTTTCTTCTGTACCTAAAGTACAAATTAGATGTTGGGCTAATGTATTGAGGAAAGGTGAAAGGATCAAAACACATTGGCACTCTGTTCACCCATATACATACTTGGGGGGACATCTAACTGTTGCTGCTGTAGATACCAAGACCATTTACAATCATCCTTATGATGACATTGGTAGAAATCATGAGGCAGAAAATGTGCCAGGTAAACTGACACTATTTCCTAATTACTTACCTCACTACACTACAGTTAATCAACAAGATACTCCTCGTATTACTATTGCTTTTGATCTTACTCGATTGGATAAGATCTTTACAGATGATGACAACACGCTTATAAGATTATGAATCCTGATACCCCATTACCTGTGCCTATGAAGGCAGACCCTAATCAACCTAGGGCAGTCCAAAAATATCTAGAGGTAATGAAACAAGTTGATCGTAACGATCAGTATACGATCTATTGGTGGACTAGGATGAATGAAGAAGAGCTGATGCAGGTAATGCAAAAGTTCTGTTGGGATAATAGTATTGATTATAATACTGTCAACTGGGGTAAGTTTCTACGTGGTGAAAACATCCCAGGTTTCTGGGAGAATACCGCACAATGAATATATTTTATAGGTGGTTACATGGCATTAGAATGGAGAGAGAAATTGCTCGCAACAAACCTACCCAATCAGGAGGAGAGAGACCTTCTGTCGAGAGGACCGAGCAACCTAGCACAAGCGTGGAGACTAGGAGCAATGAAGTACAGATACAGATACCTGATCCGTGGGACCGATGAAAACACAGAGTGCTAAAGCAAAGGGTCGTAACTTACAAAAGTGGGTAAGACAAATGTTGATCGAGATGCTCGATGTACATCCAGAGGATGTCGAGTCTCGGTCTATGGGTGCAGGTGGTGAAGACCTGATAATGGCACGAGCTGCTAGACAAAAGTTTCCACACTCGATAGAATGTAAGAACGTTGAACGACTCAATGTCTGGGATGCATATGAACAGGCAGCATCAAACTGTGGTGACTATGAACCTATCGTAGTCATGAAAAAGAATAGGAAGAAACCTTTAGTGGTTGTTGATGCAGAATACTTCATCGGACTCTTTAATAAATAATAGAATACAGGATTACATTATGCCGCGATCACAAATGACCAAGAACGATATCCTGAATAAAGTTTATAAAATGAAAACAGATTTATATTCTGACGCTCATAAAGATAAGACAGGTCAATGGCATGATGGTGCTCACCATTTTTTGAATCAAGTTTTGGATGCGGTCAATGAATACAGATGCTGAACAGACTGAAAACCCAAGAATATATGAAGCTAGTCTTGACGACTGGGAAGATTTCTGGTACAATGAGGACAAATAAGTAATCACTTCATGATCAAAACATTATTTGCTGCACTTGCTGCAGCTGCGATTGTTATTCCTGCACAAGCAGAACCGATTAAAGAAACTGACTACAATACCATGCACTCTATGGGATGTATGCTGCTAGGTGAATGCACCGATGATGTAGTGAAAGTAAACTCCATGCTTGACATCTCATCGAAGTATGATAACACTGAAGAATTCACTGGTGTCACTGGTGAGTTTCATAATATGTTGCATTCACTCAATCAAGTTGGAGTGAATGTATTCCTTGCTGATAGTAAGTATTTTCCTAAAGGTCACCGTGGTGTCTATCACACGGTCTCCAATAACTTCTTCCTCAATAAGGATCACATGGGCGAACCTAACATCCTGATGATGGTGATGCGTCATGAAGGATGGCATGCAGCACAGGATTGTATGGCAGGAACGATTGACAACAGTCTGATTGCTATCATCAAGCCAGAGGATGACGTTCCTATGATCTGGCGTGTGTTAGCAGAACGTACCTATCCTGATTCTGCTGTACCTTGGGAAGCAGAAGCACAGTGGGCAGGTAGAACAGAGAACATGACAATGAATGCTCTTGCTGCTTGTGCTGGTGGTAATATGTGGGAAGTTTATGAACCAACACCCTTGACTAGAGAATACCTAGAGAAAGAAGGTTACATCAAATAAATAGTTTTGCCTAACTCTTTACTCGACGATGCTTTTTCGCCGTCAAGAAAAAACTATGGATTCAACACCACAGAAAAAAGAGGGAGCCAAAAAGGAAAACAAATTTGAGTGGGCGGATGAGGGTGTATCAACTCTCGTCCGAGTTATTATTCTTGGATGGTCAGCAGCAATTCTGACTCTTAATTATGTAACTGTTCCTGGTATTCCTCAAAAAAACATCGATCCGACTTTTATTGCCAGCGTCTTCACGGGGACGCTTGCGACGTTCGGTGTCGTTGCGTCTAAAAAGAAAGACGATTCAAAAGAAGAACCTCCAAAGGAGAAAAAAGATGCAAAAGATTATTAACGGTGTCGCATTATTGTCAGGTCTAGTTTCTCTATCTGTTCTCGGGGGTGGTGCTTATCTTTACGTTCAAAAGGATACATTGATTGAAGGTGCTAGGGAGAAAGCAACTGCTGCTATCACCGAAGCAATCACAGAAGCACTACCAGGAATGGTAGATGCTGCTATGCCAGAGATACCTTCTGTGCCTTCTACCACAGGTGCTGCACTGCCATTCTAATATGGATATCCCAGACATTAGTACAGAGGGAATTAATATTCGTGAACTTGATATCGGTCCAATTAATATATGGACTGCTCCCGAGGTACGAACTCCTAGTGTCCCTCCAATCTACCCAGTCACTAATATGATTGGGGTCCCTATCGTGGACATGCCTGGGTGTGTAGAAGCACACGAACAAAATGAAAATAATAACTTTGACATCAATGAATTAGATCCAAAAGGTGTCAAAGTATTTTGTGATGCAGGTACACCATCATTTAATCCTATCGATTATGATAAAGGTCAGCTGAAGTTTACAAATGAATCTCCTGTACCTGCGTACAAAGGATCAAAAACTAATCCACCTACAGATACAAAAACAGATACACCAGCAGCACCAAAGGCACCAGCAGCAACAGCAGACATTCAATGTCCTACTCAAGAACAGTTAGATAAAGAACCCGTGGGGTTCCTGTTTGATAGTGGACGCAAAGAAGTATTAGGATACAAGTTGGTTGGAGACCAATGTATCCGAGAGGTAGGTGATGTACCTATCATTACACAAGTAATAAAT